GTGACCACAGCCCTGCGGGGAGTCATATGAGGTTCTTCTCCCACCTCCAGAACTCCCGCTCGTCGGACTCTATACCCAACAGGTGGCAGTTCGACGACCACGCCCCCATGTTGGTCACCTCGCTGGCGCGTGTGAAGCCCAGGGGCTTTCCTGCCGGGCCGATCTCCACCATCCACACCGCGCGAGCGCGCATGCTGCTATCGCCCGTGTCCAGCGTCTGCGGCCCTTCGTTAAGGGCCCAGATGGCATCCACCAGTGGGTCGTGGTCGAGCACGGCCACCGGCTGCGTGTGTGGGTACACGTCGGCGCCGCACCAGCCCCCGAGCCCGCGCAGCGACAGGGACACCACGCTACGACCATCTCTAGATGCTCGAGCGTCTATCCCGATGACAGAATACCAGCCCGGTTCGATGTCGTGGCGGTCCTTCTGGGCCCGCGCTGTGTTCTCATAAAAGGACATAGCCCCACCTCCAACGCCGATCCAGTTGGATCGCAGAACGATCCAACTGGATCGGGTCACAGCCCTAGAACGGGATGTCGTCGTCGTTCTCGAGCGGAGCGACGTTGATCACCGAGCCGACGGCAGCAGGACCGACCGCGTTACCTGGCCGCACACCAGACCCACTGGGGCGCGGAGCCGCGCCGGGTGTGGGAGGTGAAGCGGAGACCCTGGACATGCGGTAGTCGGTTACCTGATTGGACTCCGGGTACCCGTTGTTGGCCGCCTGGATGTCCACCTTCAACTCCATCTGGATCTGGTGGAGCTGCGAGGTGTCCTGCACCTGGGTGGGCTCGAATCCGCACGCACGCGCGAGCGCGTTCATCTGCCCCTCTCCGATCTCGGCGGACTGGGGGTTCGGGTTCTCGTATTGATGACGAGCCCAGAGCAGACGACTGCGAAACTCAGGTGTGTCGATCTCGATGGTGAACAGGAAGTGCGAACCGGGTGTGCTCTTGTTCTGTCTGAGCTCCGACTCAATCACACGACCGAGGTACCACCCCTTGGGCAGCACGTCGAACGACTTAGGGGCCTGTGCGTTCCCTGACAAACTAATCCTTGGCATTGATTGCTCCTGCAATTTTGGAATGAATTAGAGCCCAGTCTACGGGCTCGAAACGATCGAGAGCGCCGCTACGGTCCTTGGCCTGAAGGCCATTGATGCTCTCGGAGACAAAGAAACGGGTGGTGTTGCCATCTGCGTCGACAGCGGTCTCGAGCGCGAGGGTGAGGTCTACCAGATATGGCAACCGGTTGGAGAGCTTGGGTCCGGGCAAGAGAGGACGCCGGTCGACGATACCCTCCTCGTCCGCAGAGCGACCCTGGCTGCAGATGAAGACAACGTGCAAGGGCAGGTTGCGGAAGAGGCGCACGAGGTTGATCAGGATGTCCTTCGTCTCACCGTAGGCCGCACGACCATCGTTGTGGATGGCCTTCTGCTCGGTGAGGACCGCCTCACCCATCTCCGTGAGGGAGTCGAAGAAGATCCACTCGTAGTCGTGGTTGCCGCCTTTGAGGAAGGCGTAGGCCTCTCGGAGATCGGAGCGGTTGCCCACCTCGATGACATCGATCTGTTGGTCACGCAGGGATAGGAGCCCCGCTTCGTTGGAGAGGATGAGGGCCTTACCAGGGCAGGTACGAACCGAGTAGGTCTTACCTGCCCCTGCGGGCCCATGGAGGACACAGGTGAGGGATGAGACCCCTGCGCCCTGTGTGGAGGATAGAGTGAGGGACATGCGACGTACTCCTATGGGGTGATCTCAGCTCCGTGCTGAGTGTGGCCTGTGGGATCTTGGACGAAGGAAGCGAGAGCGCTCTCGAGGCTATCGTGAGGCTGGTACCACCACTGACCATCGACGCGGATACACCAGAGGCCGTCGTGACGGATGATCTTAAGGTTGTAGGTGAGAAGGGCCTGTGCGAGTTCCATCACGCACCCCCGTCGGACTGCCAAGAGAAGTAGAGGCGCGGGTTGTGCTGGAACATCAAGGTGCCCCTCTCGCCGCTCGAGAGGCGCGTCACAATGATGAAGGGCGCGAGGAAGGAGTGGACCTGGAAGCCCTCGCGGAGCTGCCCGGTATCCAAGACCTCTCCATGCTTCTCTTCGAGGGAGGCTCGCTCTGTGGCCTCGCGATTGGTGCGCGCTTGCAAGGCGCGTCGGGACTCTTCGGTCGGGTCACTCATTGGTTGTTCCTCGTTGTTTGATTGTGGAAAAAACTGGTTGACTGCTCTGGTTCTTAGCACCGTGCGATTGGACTGTCAAGCTCAATCAAAAAACTGAGCGCATGAGGCACGGTGAGGAAGTTGTGTGGCAGCAGGGTGCCATGGAGAAGCAGCACCACCTTCTTGGGGCCTACCCGTATCTCTCCCCCCCTACTCTTGATGACGTTGTTGAGTTCTCGCAGGGCTGCAGCTCGGACCTTGTCTGGCGTGGGCATCATGTGAACCTCCGGTAGATAGTTGGTAGTGGCAATGGGGCGGTTTGGCAAAAATAGAATCGGCAATGCGCGGTGCTGACCTAGGGCGCACGAGGGCTCGAGCGTCGGCGCGGAATCGGCAATCGGGCGGTCGGAGCTCGTGGCGGATCTCGAGGTTGGTCGGGGTCCGCCACGGGCGCGATCAACCGAGACCGGTACCGGGCTAACGTCGATTGTGCGTGGTGTCTTTGGTACCTATACGGTCCTCCTATGGGTCAACGGGTGTGCGGGTGTGGCGTGGATAGCAGAACGACGTACGCGCGCGATCCCATTGCAGGACCGCGCGCGTACATGGGCGAGCCGTCTAGACGGGGGCGGCGAAACCCGAAGCGACGCACGCTACCTGTTGGGCCAGGTTACCCTTGACCCGAAGCCCGACGACGTAGGGCCCGATCTTCGGCGCACGCGTGAACCATAGATCGTTCACGTCACCGTCAATCACGGGCGCACCTTGCCAGGTATCCGGCAGTGGATCCTTGCGTCGAGCGCTAGCAGCGAAGACCACAGCCACGCCGAAACCTTCGGCGAGCATCTTCGTAGCGAGCTCGCTACGTCGGGCCCCGTCTTTCCGGGAGTAGACGCGTTGCACGTTGTCCACAAGACGAGCCGACGACGGGATCGCGGTGTAGTCGTAATGCTCGACCAGCGGATGGCGCTTTGCAGACTCGCCAGCAAAGCGCGCATCGTCGCGCGAGACGTTGCAACGTAGCGCGAGCCGTTTACCGTCGACCGCTTCAGAGCGTAGGCGCTCAGCTTCTACTTCGTAATCGTAGAGCTGCAAGAATCGCTCGAGATCCACGTTCTCCGCAACCGTTCGACCGATGCGCGCGATCTTGCTAGATGGCAGACGGCCTTGCCCACAATTGCAGCCGACGCAAGCGAATACACAGGACGGGGTAGAGCCCGCACACGCGTTGTACCCTTTGAACATATACGGCTCAGCTTCGGTCGCCGTTGCCATAGTCAACCCACGGTTGACGTATTCGGTCGCCTTATCAAGCTTCACTTGGGAGTAGGTTAGGACCTTGCGCCTACCCTCTAGAATCAAAGCCGCTTGCCAGGCAATGGCAAGGGACGGATCCATCTTGCATTGTTCGCCCATCTTTGGGCCCTTGGCTTTGGTTTGGAGTAGGCGACGATTGGCGCGCACGATCAGCGCTAAGTGTGAGAGCTGCATTGGTTGATCCTTGGTTGGTTGGTTGCTCTACCTGGAAAGCCCGCCATGCTTTCGCATGACGGGCCGTCTAGGTTCGCGCGTCGGGTCTAGCACTCGCCATAGACGCGAGCGATCCCGTCCAGAGCATTGAACGAACACGCGCCGGTGTAACCGTGGTCGCCTGGATGCACGATCCAGAATTCGGCGTGGTTGACAGTGTCGGAGCTATTGCCGATCTCGATCATGTACTCCCGAAGGATCGCGACGGCTGAATCGTAGTTCGGCGCCTCGACCGGTCGGGGACATTGCCAGTCGTCGCAAGGCGAGCCGAACGCGTCCCGCGTGACATCGTGGATCGTTTCGAAGTGACTCGCACTGGTCATGTTCCCGCATCGGAAGTGTGTGCGGATGTTCGTCTCGGCCTCGTCGTCGTAGCAGTCGAGACGAAACAGGTACGCGCCCTCGCCCGCGTGATCTTCGCACTCGCACCCATCGTTGGGCAGATAGTAGCGCCCACAGTCGCCACACTGATCGGGCTCGCCCGCGTGCGTGGTGTCGCCGGTGACCACATCGGAGCCGATCGACTTGCACACGATCGCCCATCCGGGGATCTCACTTCCGTAGACGTGCGCGACGTGAACCATCGCGTTTCCCAGGGCGCGGTAGATGCTGATCTTGCTAGCAAAGTTTAGAGGGTGTCCGCTGATCGCACACGCGACACTCGCTGCACCCTCTAACGCGGCAAGAGCCTGAAGTCGTGGCGTCGTGACAGGCTCGCGACTGATAGCAGTCGCGACGCTGCAGCATGCATTGGCGAGTTCGGTGCCAGTCGCAAGGGTGAGGTAGAGAGCGTTGCGCGCAGCCGAAGGGAGAACGTCTACGTCGAAGCTGAATCGCGGGGCCGTCGTGTTCGTCGTGATCGTCATGGTCTGGGATCCTTGGTTGGTTGGTTGACTTGACTAAGGAAACCCTACCATCATTGCGTCGGGCAATCAAAGGAATAGGGGTAGAGAGCTGAGATAGATCCGCCGGCCTTCGTCGGCTCTTCGGCTCGTCGCCGTGGCTTCGTCGTCCCTTCGTCCTGGCTTCGTCGTCGTCGTCCCTTCGTCGTCGGCTCGGTCTCGGTCGCTTCGGGCTGATTCCGTCACCCTGTAAGATGGTCCTTCCCTTTTTTAGCTGCTTTGTCCCGTTGCTAACGCTTCTGGCGGTCCTCCCGCCGACGGGGTATCCCGATACGCACGCTACCGACGACAATCGGCCCTAGTCGATTGGCTAGGGGTGACTAGCAGGCAATGCCTACTGCTAAGTACCGGTTCGAGTTCCGAGAACCGGAAACCACCTTATATGACCCAATTACCGTGGCTGGTTTTTGGTTAGAACTGCTTTCTGATTGCACGACGCAATCCACCATGGTAGGGGTCTGGCTCGGAGGTGACGATGACTTTGCAGATAACCAGGGAACAGAGAGCTGCTAATCTAGCTATCGCTCGTAGGAGGTCTGAGCTTGGGATTAGTCAGGCTGAACTTGCGGAGCTCAGTGGGATTAGCCAGTCGTTTCTCTGCCAGTTGGAGACCGGCGCCAGGGGAGCGTCTATGCGCTCTTTGTCCAAGGTTGCTTTCGCGCTTGGTCTTGGATTGCATGAGCTGCTCGCTCCGCCTCGCGCGCGTGCAGAAGAGAAATTAGACCAATGAGCAGAGACACCGACACACCGACAGCCTTGGGGGCTGGCGGGTGTCGAGTCGCGGGGTCATTGTTCTATATAGAGATAATATCATGATAACGCGCGCGTGGGAAGGGCATCTCCGGAGATTGGTTTTGTTTGTACGTTTCTGCATCAACCAGCCTCGAGGTTGGCGTGCGTGGTGGCGTCTTTCTGGTGCTGTTTGCCTTCGGGACAAGCGCTGATGGTTGAAGTTGGTTGGGGGATGTTCTGTTTCATTATGGGGATCGTGTTTGTGTGCGTCTTAGATCCGTGGAACGACAATGACCGCATCTGACCAGTTACTGGTGGCTGTGGCCTCTGCAGATACGGAGGGGCTCACTGTGCGGGAGGGCGTTGTCCTTACGGGCTACCGCCCCAACACCGTCGCTGTGGAGCTGAAGAGGTTGAGAGACGCGGGCCATATCGTGGCGCAGCGCGTGTGTGGGAGTCCTGGTCGGCCCCCATTTCGCTACTTCTATTTCGACCAGGAGATTGTTGAGTCACTGCTGAACGGGAGACGACGCAGATGAATAAGTCATTGCCTAACTGTGAGGATGCTGAGCGCGAGCTGCTCGGCTCTGTCCTTGTTGACCCCTCGTGCCTCGAGCGCGTTGGGGATGTTGATCCGGCGTTCTTCTATAAGAGGAGCAACGGGGTGCTGTTCTCAGCCATGAAGACGGTCTACGAGAGGACCGGAGCTGTGGACCTTACCGTGCTACGCGAGGAGATGCGCGCTAGCGGGGACTGGGACAAGCATTACGGGCTAGGTGCCCTTAACGGGGCCATGGACAGGTGCGGGCTCTCTGCCCACGCTCCTTACTATGCGGAGCTCGTGAGGAAGAAGCACGTCGAGCGCCTTCTCGTTGGTGCTGGTCGTGAGATTGAGCGTATCGGGTTCACGACCTACGACCTCGACGATGCTGTCATGGGGGCCCAGGGGGCCATTGACAAGGTGAAGGAGCAGGCTGCGGCTAGCGCCGAGACCCCTGGGGTGGCTCGGTACATCGACACCGTTCTTCGGATTCAGAGCGGCGAGGAGCCGGCTCCTCGCGTGACTACTGGTATCGCGCCCCTGGACGTGCGTCTTGGTGGAGGCTGGAAGGCAGGATGGCAGTGCGTGGTGGTCGCTCCTAGCGGGCATGGGAAGACCGCGCTCTCTATTGGGAACTTCGCCCTCGCCGCTGCTCGCTCGGGCAAGGGCGTGCTCATCTGCTCGCTGGAGATGCCACCTGGAGAGGTGTGGGGGAGGCTCATCGCGGCTATCAGCGGGGTTCCTGTCCACATCCATGACCGACCCGGCATGGCTGGTCTGGCTCTCTCTAGGATGGTGAAGGCCGCTGACGAGCTTAATGGGTTGCCCATCGAGGTGGTGGGCTCTGACTTCGGCTCTGCGGCCAAGATCCACGCTCGAGCCCAGGCGACGAAGGCGCGTCTAGGCTCTCTTGGGCTGGTTATCGTGGATTACCTGCAGCTCATGAGGTCGCCTGTGACGCGCAAGGACTCTACCAAGGAGGAGGAGATCTCAGCCAACAGCGCCTGCCTCAAGCGCATGGCGATGGATCTAGAGACCACCACCATCGTGCTGTCTCAGCCCACGGCTAGCGCCAAGAGATCCGGCAGTATGCCCACCGTCAGCGACTCCAAGGGCTCTGGGGCCATCGAGGATGACTGTGACGTGGCTCTCACGCCATGGCTTCCGTCCAAGGTGTGCGCCGAGGCGTCCTCTGGGGCCGCCAAGATTGGGATGTCGAAGTTCCGACACGGGCCACAGAGGAGCCTCACAGAGACCGACGTGCGCTGGATCGGGTCGTCTATGCGGTTCGAGGCTACGGAGGTGGTGGACCATGCTCCTTTTTGACGGCTTCGGCGCTAGCGGCTGGGTTTCGGGAGCTTTCCAACGAGTTGAACTGCGTTGTTGCGCTCCTGAGCCAGCCCACCGTCTCACAGAGGCGTGGCGGGAGCCCGCCGACTGATGCGGACACGAAGGGCGGTGGGTCCATCTCGGAGGCCGCAGATGTAATCCTGACTCCGTGGCTACCGCACAAGGTGGACGAGGCGATACTCGACGCCATCGGCCCGGGCCAGATGCTGCCTGCGGAGATTTACGTGAGGAAGAACCGTGATGGAGAGACGGGAATCATTGGAGACCAGAAGGTCTGCTTTGACCGAGCCCGTATGATTTTCAAGGAGGCGTGAGATGAAGAAGGTCATGAGTTTCGGTGCTGGGGTGCAGAGCACGGCCCTGGCCCTGCTGGCGGCGTCTCGTGATGAGCGGTTGTTGTCCGCTGTTGGCGAACCGCCAGAACTCTACGTGTTCGCGGACACTGGTGATGAGCCTGTGGCTGTGTACGAGCACCTGGAGAAGTGTCGTGTGGTGATCGAGGAGCACGGGGCACAGCTTGAGGTGGTGTCGCGGGACACGTCCCTGTCTGAAGACCTGCGCGTTGCGCTTGAGTCGGGAAAGAAGAGCAACCACGCCGAGCCCCCGTTCTGGGTGGCGGACGGGACGGGTAGGTCGGCCCCGATGGCGCGAGGCTGCACCCTGAAGTTCAAGCTACAGCCCATCAACCAGTTCTTGCGCGGGTGGGCGGGCATCAAGAGAAAGCGGTACGCGGAGCCGCAGGTGGAGGTGTGGATTGGCATCTCTGTCGACGAGTCTGGGCGCATGAAGCCGGCAAAGGAGTCGTGGAAGCTCAACAGGTACCCGCTCATCGAGATGGGATGGAAGCGCACCCACTGCATCGAGTATCTGGACTCCGTGGGGATGATCACACCCAGGAGCGCCTGCTCCTACTGCCCGTTCCACGACAACAACGAGTGGAAGGCCCTGATGGCAGACCCCGTTGAGCGCGAGCGCATCGTCGCCTTTGAGCGCATGGTCCGCTCGGCATGGCGGGACAAGGGCGCGTTCGGGGTTAAGAGCGAGCCGTTCCTCCACCGCTCTCGGATTCCGATTGACGAGGTGGACTTCGACGGTGGCCAGCAGACGATGTTCTCGCTGTGGAATGGCGAGTGCGAGGGAATGTGTGGGCTTTGAAAGATCTAATTGGACCACAGGGTGGAGGTGAGTAGTGTGGTTGTACATACCCAAAGAGTGCTTTCCCTATGCACCGGCTACGGCGGACTTGAGCTCGCCTTGCGAATGGCAGGAGTTGCCACAAGGCCTGTCGCTTACGTCGAAAGGGAAGCCTATGCTGCTGCGAACCTTGCGGCGCTTATGGAAAAAGGCCTCTTGGATCCGGCTCCTATCTGGGATGACCTTGCCACGTTCGAGGCGCGTCCTTGGCGTGGCTTGGTGGAGATTGTCACTGCGGGATTCCCATGTCAGCCCTTCTCCACCGCAGGAAAGCGACAGCACCTCGAGGACGAGCGATGGCTGTGGCCTGACATCGAGAGGATTCTACGCGACGTGGTCCCGAGAGCAGTCTTTTTGGAGAATGTCCCAGGGCTCACTATTCGAGGGTTGGGCCCAGTTCTCGGAGCCCTTTCCGACCTCGGGCTCGATGCGGAGTGGGAGGTTGTACGAGCGAACCACCCAGCCGTTGGAGCGCCCCACATCCGGGCCAGGGTCTTCATCCTCGCGGTTGACCCCGAGTACCGACGCGCCCACGGACGCTCTTTACTGGCCGACGCCGGATGCGGGGCTGTGCGGAGGGACGAACATGGGGGGAGCTGCGGGCCGGGTGGGTGCGGGTCGACCGGCCCTGACGAAGCTGGCGCAGTTGTGGCCGACGCCGGTAACGACAGACGCCAACTCAGCGGGTGGCCGAACCGAGACCGCCAAAAAGACGGGGCGAACCCACGCGGGGACCTCTCTTACGGACGCGCTGAGACTGTGGCCGACGCCGACGGCTCACGATTCAAAAGACACGGGGGCCCCATCGGAGCACGAGAGAAAATCGCCAGGGTTGACGGCCATGGTTGGCCGCCCGGCCCAGGCGATGGGCCAGGCTGGCTCCAGTACATCCGATCCGGTGGTCCTAAACCCGGAGTTCGTAGAGGCTCTCCAGGGCTTGAAAACAGGGTGGAGCGGTGCCGCCTGCTCGGTAACGGAGTCGTCCCCCAGCAAGCCGCCTACGCGTTCCGGCGCCTCTGGGAGCGCCTAGCATGAGCAGGAATGACTTCGACTATTACCCAACCCCACCAGAAGCAGCGCTCCCGCTGATGGACTTCATAAGGGCGCACAAGGTGGAGTTCAAAAGGGCGCTCGACCCGGCTGCTGGTTCAGGGGCCCTGCCCCGCTGGCTCGAGCCCCTGGGTGCCAAGTGGGAGGCGCAGGAGTTGTGCGCGGAGTGGTATCCGATGCTCGCTGACACGCCAGGGGTGGAGTTTGTCACCACGGGGAACTCCCTAGAGGAGCTTTGGTCTGGGATACCGGTGGTTGCCAACCCGCCCTTCGGAAAGCTCCTGGTGCGCTTCATGAGCCGCATCCATGACCACTGCCGAAAGCACAAGGTGTTCGGAGCTGTGCTGGTGCCCTCCCCGTGGTGGGGCGAACCCAAGCGCGCAGAGCGCTGGAACCCCGACTACCTGCTCTGGGTGACTGGGCGTATGCGGTTCAAGCTCACCGAATCGACCGTTCCCACGACCCATGTGTGGTCGATATTCATGCCAGAGCCAGAGGAGCAGACGACCGTCTACTGGGCAGAGCCTGGGCGCCCAACCGCAGAGCAAAGGAGCGCCCATCGCAAGATGCTCAACTTCGACCCCTTCCAAATGGAGCTGTTCGGTGGGTAGGGGGCCGTCTTATCGGCTCGTAAGATGTCAGCTCTCAGACGTGGCGCCCCTCATAAAGAGGGTCCACGCCTACGGGAGCACCGCTAATACATGCACATATGCGTTCGCGGTGCTCGAGAGGCAGCGACCTGTGGCGGCGTACCTGTGGATGCCGCCCGCACCGGGGTGCTCTTTCGCCGTGTGCCCAGAGGCGCCATCTGGGGTTCTGGCGTTGTCGAGAATGGTGGCTGTGCCAAAGGCCGATCGTGAGCTCAACCA